GGGGTGTTACCCTCCCAGGTTACTTCCTGGACCATCTTCACCGTGGGGCCCTTGATGCACCCGAACGGGAACAGCGGTACGTCGACCAGGAGCTCCGCAAACGCCTTGTAGTAACCGCCCTCGGTCAGGATCTCGTCAAGCTTGTCCTCGGCGACGGTGGTCTGTTCCTTGGCCTTTTTCTTGGCAGCCTCGAGCGCGGCGGCCAGCAACCCTCGCGTGCGGTCCGCCACCTGGGACGGCTTCAGCGGCATCCCCGCCGCCTGCACGTTCATGATCTCGCCTGAGACCAGCTTGTTGATCGCGTTCAGGATATCCGGTGGGATATCGGGATCGGCCGGCGGCTCCAGCCCCCACGAGCGTTCAGGCCCAAGATACACGTCGCGCAGGAGGGAGGTTGCCCCGCGACATTTTGCCGCAGTCAAGCGGGCGTAGACCTGGGAGCCGCCGAACTTGGAAATCTCTGCGAGTTTGGAGGGGTCGTAGACCCCGTTGAAGGTCCGCAGGGCTGCAAGAAGCCGGTCGGACCACCCATTCACCGTGTTGCGGTGGCGGACCATCATGTCCCACTGGGTGCGGATATACGACGCTAGACCGCTGTATCGGCCCAGTGCCGCCTGCTCCGCGGCGCTGCGGGCCTCTTCGTCGACCGCCGCCTGGCGGGCATCGGCCCTGTCCAGTTCCTCGTTCGACACGACGCGCAGTAACCCGTTACGGTTACCGTTGACGTGGGACTGCAGGACCGGCTCGACCATCGACGAGACCTTGTGGGTGAGGGTAGATTGACCCACTATAGGTAACTAGGGGGTCTATGACAATGCCCGAGGAAGTCAGCAAACTCACCATTTCGCACCTGGCCCGGGACGTCGCCCAGGGTCTAGTGCCTCTAAACACCATCCTGGCGCGGGCCCATCTCACCGCCGACCAGTTCGACCAGATCACCAGCCACCCATTTTTCAAGAACCGCCTCGAGGAAGAGCTCGAGGCATGGTCCGGGGACGTCCGCAGCAGGGTCCAGGCCAAGGCCGCGACCCTGATCGAAGAGAGCCTCGACGAGATCTTCCTGCTGGTGCACGACCGAACCCAGCCGCTCAACCACAAGATCGACGCCCTCAAGTTCGCCGCTCGCCTCGCCGCGATGGAGGACGGATCCAAGAACGCCGACGCCAGCGACAAGGTCGTCATCAACATCAATCTCGGTGACAACAACAAACTCTCCTTCGAGAAGGAGCACGTTGTCGAGCCCAAGGTTATCGAGGGCGTAGTGGAGACAATGTCGTGACGGCGATCTCGTTTAACGCACCCGAGACCGTCGGGCAGTTCATGCGTAGCGAGAGTTTCTACAAGTTCATCCTAGGTCCCGTCGGTTCGGGTAAGACCACTGGGTGCTTGTTCGAGCTGCTACGCCGGGCCTGCGAACAGGCTCCCGCCCCAGACGGCATCCGGTACACCCGCTTCGCGATCCTGCGACAGACCCTCCAGCAGCTGAAGACAACCGTCCTCAAGGACATCGTGCAGTGGTTCGGCCCCATCGCATCGTGGCGCGTCAGCGAAAGCACGATCTACATCAAGTTTGGCGACGTGCACAGCGAGTGGTTGCTCCTTCCTCTAGAGAACCCCGAAGACCAACGTCGCCTCCTGTCGATGCAGCTGACGGCAGCGATGATCTCCGAGTTCATCGAGATCGACTCTGACCTTCTTCCCGCTATCGCCGGCCGCTGTGGTCGTTACCCGTCGGCCAACGACGGCGGCGCCACCTGGACCGGCGTCATCGGCGACTCGAACTTCCCGTCCGAGAACAGCTCCTGGTACGAGCTCATCGAGGGCGGCAGTCCTGACATGGAGTTCTTCAAGCAGCCTGGTGGTCTGGAACCCAATGCCGAGAACCTTCCGTACCTACTTCAGACGGCCGAGACCCTTAAGCTCCCGATCGACCATCCGCAGCGTATTGCTCAAGGTCGCAAGTACTACGAGCGTCTGGCGCGTGCGGCCAACCCTGACTGGGTACGGCGCTACGTTCATGCGCAGTACGCCCCAGATCCCACCGGCGCGGCGGTTTTCCGCGGTATGTTCAAGGCCCAGTTCCACTGCGTCGACGACCTCAACGTACTCCCCGGGGCGCCGCTCATCGTCGGCATGGACTTCGGTCGTGACCCAGTCTGCATCATCACCCAACTCGACCACCGCGGTCGTCTTTTAGTACTGGGCGAGATCTCCGCCGAGGACATCGGCCTCACCGGCCAGATGCCCGTCATTCGCGCGCACCTGTCCCAGTCGCGTTACCTGGGGCGTCGCATCGTCATCGTCGGTGACCCGTCGGGCGCGTTTAAGCAGTCTATCGACGAGCGCACTTCGTTCGACGTTGTGAAGTCGTTTGGCTTCAGCGCCATGCCTGCGCCCACCAACGAGATCGAGCCGCGGCTGCGGTCAGTCGAGCGGTTTTTGTTGGAGCAGCGTGACGGTGGTCCCGCGATTGTTTTTGACCGCGGCCGCTGCCCCATGCTGGTTAAGGCCATGGCCGGCGGCTACCGCTTCTCGTTCGACACCCGCAACGAAGCACGTCCCAAGCCCGACAAAAACGAATTCTCCCACTACGCCGACGCACTCCAGTACGCGTGCCTCGGCGCGACCGGCGCCACCGCTACTGCCATCGCTCGCATGCTGACGCGCACGGGCAGCAGGGTACGGGTTCCGGTGACGAGCGGCGGCTGGACATGAGCTACTGGATTATCGAGCACGGAGACCGCGATCGCCCTGGGCTCTACTGGTCCGGTTACGTCTTTGCGATGAAGGACCACACCTGGGACCGTGACCTTGAGAAGGCCATCCGGTTCAGTCGCAAGGAAGACGCGGAGCGGGCGGGGCTTAATATCGAGCGCTACAAGCCCATTTTTCGCGAGGTAACCGACGGGGTTATCCGCACAAAAGCATGATCTTGGCGAGACACACGTCGCTCACCAACTCGTCCCAGTTGTCGACCTCGATAGTACCGATCGACTTACCATTGCGAATGAACCCCACGATATAGGTCAACCGCGGGAAGTTGTGCATCAGCTCGATGCTATCGAAGTCCGCACCGGGAAGTGCGTTCTTGATCTCATTAGTTATGAGCACACCAGCGCTACGTCCGTACAGTAGCGAGTAGTCGTGGAGCGTATGCGGTAGAGCCATGGTCACCCCGCTAACAGAACCAACTTCGCCATCGTCTGCTCGTCGATCAAGTCCGAGCACGTAGATATCAAACCGAGCTCTACGCTCTGTCCATTATACTTTACCGCCACGTCCCATATTGTCGTGTTGGTGTCGTTGTCCACGATCGCCTGAACGTGGACCATGATGTTCTTCCAGTCGAGGTTAGGCAAGTAAGCCATCAGCATTGCACGGGCCACGACCGCGGGGTCCCTGGTCCGCATCATCGCGTCGAGCGCCTCGGTGGCGATACGCAGTGGTTGGTCTGCACGGCTTAGCGGGCTCATGGTTCCTCGCATGTAATCGAACTTGAAGTCTTCGTGCAGCCACCGGACGAGAGATACCGACGGAAACGCTTCAACCATCTCCGTCGGGTCTCGCATTACTTCTGGCTCAGCTTCTCGCGCAGGGCGTAGCCCATGAGGGGCCACAGCTGGCGCATTGCGTCATCACGGGCGAACTTCCGCCCGATCTGGATGTTGAAGTTCTCCGGGGACGCCGGCGCCGCCTTGCCGATGACCACGAACCCGTTGCGCAGGACCATCACGCAGATGGTCATCACCGCAGTCGGATGCTGCCCACCAACCCGCACAGGTGAAGTAGGCGTCGCGTTGTTGATTGCGTCAGCAACGACGAAATAGTGCTCTTCCTTGATGTTTTCCTCGAGGTCGGCCAGCGATACCCGCGGGTGCGTCGCTACCGTCTTGCTCAGGTCGTCATCGTCTTGGAGGCTCATTTGATCATCAACCCTTCGTATAATTTTACGACTTCTTCGTCTTCGAAGAAGCGCCACCCTGGGGGCAGCGTATCTCCGACGAAGCTCTGTATCGTGCCGTAAGGAAACACCGGGTGTATCCATACCGTGTTTGGATCGTTGCGCAGCGGAGGAAGCCGGTTCGGATCCAGGTTACACGGGTCGTTCGGGTGCATCCGTATGATGTTACGGACGATGACTATGGGGTCGATGTTAGTCGCCTTCCCACCCCCGAGAGCGGGTGAACCCAGCAGCGTTACGGTGGCCACCGCCCCCATAACTTTTAGCGATGTGTGCGACATCGAAGTCTCCCTTGGATCGAAGCGAGAATATCCGCTTCCCGGTGTGGTCGTCGAAGTACGTAGCCCCGAAGAGCTGCATACTTGCGAGCACGTTCCCGACGTCCGACGCCATCGTCGGCGGCACGTTGCACACCAGGACCGGGTAACCCCCGATGACCATGTTGCGCTTAGTTGCCTTGATGATCGCGCTTACGTCCATCAGGTGTTTCCTTGAGATGGCCTCGCCTTCCCGCAGGAGTCTCCGCTTGAGGGTCATGTCCTCGCACGCCTTCTCGAGCTTGTCCCAAGTCTCGATATCGTACGGGTAACTCGTGAACACCCCATGAAGGGTCTTGGACCCCTCAATGCGGAACTTCCACAGGTCGCGGTCCTCGACGTGCTTGATGAGCTGCGGCTTCTTCTTACCTGGGAAAAACCAGTCCCACGCGAGCGACGCCCCCGACCTATCCATATCGAAGAACGCCAATATCTCACCCTTCTTGGGTAACCGCGGCAGGTTAGTCTCCGGCCAGTCGATCGACCACCGCCGTAGGTCTTCCTCGGCGGTCTTGTGGTGATCGAGGACAAGGAGACCCGCAGACATGTCACCAAGACGAACGAGCTCGTCCTTCTTGTATGAGAAGTCGACCACGATCACTTGCCGGTCCCGGCACAGGTCAGGCGCTGGGTCGCCATACTGTGCCGGGACCAGGTCGACCGCCCCCTCGAAATAGCGGTGGACCACCCATGCGGCGGTCCACCCGTCACAGCAGTTGCTGTGGTAGATGCAGACAGGGTTCACCTAGTTCACCACCTTGGGCGCCGCGTCCGGGTTCTCGACCAGCATCATGACCTGGCCGGCAGCGACGGTGGTGTAGCCCCGCAGGAGGTCGGGACGGATCTCCATGTAGAGATCGAGGTCGAGCTCAAACTCTTCGTCGACAGAGAGTTTCTCCATCTCCATCGCGAACATGAAGCGCTTGAGCACCTGCTTCGCGTCCCGCTGCTCGTTCTGGTTTGCCTGGGGCGCCAGGGCTGCGATCTGCAGGATCTTGGCGAGGGTGAGCACTTCGTCGTGCTCGGACGGACCTCCGCGCAGCGGGTTCTTCCCGGTGAGATCCTTGAGTACTGCGTTCTTGACCTTCATCGACTGCTCCTTGTTAAGACGCCTGAGCGCGTGCGCGACGCGCCTCGACCTGTTCAGGATCCCACCGCACTGGAGCGGGGTCCATACCTATCGCCTGTCGCACGGACCAACCGCGCTTGAGGCGGCGCCAGACCGTGATGTACTGGTCCTTGCACCCCGCCTTCGCGATCGCGTCAACAAGCGTCATCTTTTCACCGTCCAGCTCGATGGTCGGCAGTGGCGAGCGGCTCCCGTCGATGACGGTGTAGTTCTTCTCTTCGAACTGACGGCGGATGTTCGCGATCATTCGACCCGACTGCTCCGGGGTAATGTCCTGCCGCAGGGTCATGAACGTCCACTCTTCCGCAGGGTGACGTGGGAGGTTCGCGATCGACCACGCCTCGGGGTGAGTGAGCATGTGCGCGAGGCCGTGGCTACGCTTCTGGAGGTTGCGCGAGTACGCGATGTAGGCGTAGCGGCGCTTCTTGTTGGCCAGCGCATAGATGCCGGGTTTGCGCGGTACCACGATTGGGTCGCGCTGCATGACGTTGCTCACTTGCTAGTCCTTTCTGCGATCTCGCCGGCGATGGCCATGTAGGCTGCAGCGTCGACGTAGTTGTCCCGGTGGAGGACGTTGGACTTGGTCCTCGCGAGTTTTACCAGGGCCATTATCGAGGCGACGTCCGCAGGGGTGATGGGGTTGCGGAGTTTGCTGCCGAGGTACGCGTTCATGAGGTCGGCGCAATCGGTGAGGTTAATGAGTGGGTCACCGTAGGTCTTGTTGCGGTCGCCGCAGGTGAGGTTGAGCGCGGTCTCGAGGATCGTCGCTCTGATTGTGGTGTCGGTCATGAGGAAAGATGTAGTGGAGTATGGAGGGTGCGTCAAGTAGGTAGGGTGATCCCTGGACGCGCTTTCTTTGTCCCTTTTATGAGGTCGCGGATCCGCACGTGCTTTAGATGTGGGTTGCGATCACGCATATCTTTGAGTCGCTTGGCGAGCGTGGCCTCTTTGCACTGCAGGAGGAAGGCAGCTTCGCGCTGTGAGATTTTGCGACCAACCTGGTTGTAGATCGCGGTGCGCACGTTGGCGCCGCGGCGGTCTGGCGCTGCGATCGCTTCTTCGTGGCTGAGGCCCTTCTTCCGTCGGTTATAGTACGTAGACCGGCTAACCCCCGCGGTTACGAGCTCCGCCTTGATGGTGTCGCTGAGATACTGCGGGGTTCCGTTGGGACGGGTCGTGGTGTCTACGACGTTGAGCAGCCGCTCGGGGTAGAGGCTACGGGCTTGAGTGATTGCGTGGCGTTCGAGCAGCTCGGCTCGGGCTTTTGAGGCCGGCAGCGTGTTACTGGGGATCTCTGCGATCGGTATGAATTCCCAGTCGTCGTAGTTCGTGGACACCTGGGCGATGAGCTGGTTCACGTCGCCGTCGCGCATTTTGCGGCGCCACAACGATTTACGCCTCTGCAGGTCGATGGTTGACCCGATGTAGATGTGGCGGCTCACTTTGTGGCGCATGGCGTAGACACATGAGTTCATACGTGTCCAATTACTAGGGGGGTACGATTTTGTCAACCCCATATTTTTGGAATGGAAAGACCCCCTGGCCCCCTCGGGTACCCCTGTCCAATACCCCCTAGGGGTCCGGCCCCATAACCGGCCGGTTACCAAGGCCCCGCGAAAAAAGCCTAAACACTATACCTAAGATGTGGGGGAACGGTTCCCCCGTAACCGGCCGGTTACACGGCCATTCGGAGAAGCAATCATGTTGAACATCATCAAGGCCGCCAAGGCGGAAGGCAAGAATGAAGGCGCTGGCGTCGCGGCGAGCAAGGCCAAGAGCGACCGCCAGATCGAAACATTCCGCGCCATCGCGACCGACGCGAAGGCAGGCGCAACCCCCGATGCCATCGCCAGCGCCTACGTCGAGGGTTTCGCGTCGGGCCGGAAGGAATCGGGACTGCCGATCAATCCCGACACCCTGAAGTCCCGCCGGTCCAACATCGCGACGCTGGCGACGGTCGCCGCCAAGACCTACGGTAACCGCGCCGGTTACGACCTGATCGAAACCATGATCGGTTTCACGGTCGCGCCGAACGACAAGACGCCGGCCCGCGTGGGCGGCTCGGTCCGCGACGCCATTTTCCGGGGCGCCGCGTGGCTCAAGGAGCAAAACGCCAGCGTCTCGGACGATGACGTGGCCGCGTCGATGGGCAAGCCCGTCGCCGGGCTCGACAAGCTGCTCGCCAATGTCGAGAACGCCAACTCCGCTTTCTGGAATGGCGCGGTGGCCTGCGATGTGGAGTTGCCGCAGGCCGTGGTCACGGCGCTCAAGACGATCGGCAACTACGCCCAGACCAAGCCCTTCACGACCCGCAAGGCCGGCAAGGGTGTCAACTGGAACGAGATCGGCTAACCTAACTACCGAACCCCGGCGCCCCCCAGCGCCGGGGTTTTTTATTGCCTTCGCCCTTTGTCTTTACGAATTGCTCGCACTTTCCGCCGGACTTTTCTAAGTGTGATCCGGCGCATGGGGGCTCAAGTGGGCTCATTTCCTTAATTATTAATTTAATTATAACCGGCGCGGTTACGGGGCTAGGGGGTTTTGGCACGAACAAAAATGCAATTAAAACAATTATAATAACCAAGAATAATGCGTTTTGATTTTTGATGTGAGCATAATAAAGTTTCATTTTGCACGGGTCATAAATCGAAAATCGGGGCTAAGTCCTTGGAACAGCAGGGAAATCTGTTTTATATATATAGTATGTGAACACAAATAGATGAAAACATACCCTTTATTTAGGCGCTCGGACGCTCCAGAAAAAAATATTTTTTCCGCTCCCCAAACCCCTCTGCCCCCTGGTTACTAAAATGAGCATTTCTGTTCACATGAAAACTCATCCATAGCTAACCCCTTGATCCCAAACGATATAATGAGGAAATTCGGAATTTCGTTATGATTTCGTTTATGCTACCATAAAAAATATTCTAACATTCTAAGTGTGAACGGCGCAACATTCCGCTATACTCATTGATAACAAATAACCGGTCGGTTACGACTTGACGGCGTGTGGGCACTACATATATACTTCTTCTACGGCGTCTCCACAGAGTCCCCACAGAGTCCCCGCAAAGTAACTACACGCCGTCAATCGAAAACCATAGGAGAGCGAATTGTCTAATGAAGATAAACCGAAGCGCGGTCGCGGAAGGCCGCCCAAGGACCCCGCAGACAAGGTCGTAGCGGTCAGTCTGTGCCTGCCGGCCAACACCTACAACATGCTGCGGCACGTGTCGCTGTATACTAAAAAGCCGATCAGCTACTTCCTGCGCGAAGGGCTGCGTAACTTCTTCGACAACCCGGATAACATCAAGGCTCTAGGGTATGGCGGTAAGTACGCCAAGGAGCTCACGAAGGGAGAGAACAATGGGAGCTAGGCTCGCCAACAAGCGCATCCTGCTGAGCATCTACGTCCCGGAGCCCATGCACGCGCTCGTCCTGCAGTACGCTCGACACCGCGACATGTCACGTAGCCAAGCAGCGATGATGATCCTCGACGCCGGCCTGCAGTCGAAGCTGGTCGCGCCGTACATAACCGCCCCGGTTATCGAGACCGACGCCCCTGAGCCCCCGCAACCCCTAGACCCGTCACGGTTCAACTACGACCCGGAACCTGACCTACACAGGGGCGCAGAGTGGTCCCGCGACACCACAGGGGATGAGCGTCGCCGCGGTATCATGTGGTCGATCGAGCCGCCCCGTAAGTCAGGCCAGTGGCCCCTGCAGCAGTTCGAGCTGCTCCGTCGTGGCATACGTCCCAACGCCCGTCTAAAGGCCGCTGGGAGGTATCTGGCGCCCAACCCTAACTGGCCTGGGCTTGAGTTCGACCTGTGCTGGTACAAGGCGGGAGAGTACCTCGTGCCGCCCCAAACCCTGACGACCCTAGAGGGCATCGAGCTCCCCGAGGGAGTGACCCCTGAACAGATGCTCGCGCCGAAGCCCCCTGTCTAAGGGGGTTTCTAAGTGTGTGCGGACCATGGTGGGCCTGCTGTCGCGAGACGGTGGGCCCATCGTACATGGGGGTTTGCACTGGATCTGCAGTTACTTACCAACTCAACAAGGAGAGAAGCCATGAATACGCGCACAACGAAATCGTGGAGCGACCTCACGTTCGACCTAGAGGACGGTCAGCGTGCGGAGTTTTCGAGGGTAACCGGGGCGGTTATTACTCGTAAGGTAATTGGGGTGGACGGGACGGGGGAGCCGTTCGCGGAGTTCACGTTCGACGATGGGTCGACGATGCTGGTGACCCCGGAGGGGTTCACGTTCGAAGCCCCCTCGCCCCGCAGCCCCAAAGTCCCCGAGGACGACACCGCGTACATGCTCACGACCACCGAGAGGTCGTGGCTCGAGTGGACCAGCAACGAGAGCGTGGAGATTTAACATGGGTAAGATGAAAGCGAAGATCGGTGCCGCAACGCCGAAGGTACTGTGGCTCGACGCGACACCAAACGATCAGGACCTAGAGACGCTGACACCTGGGGAGTTCTTCCGGTCGCACATCCGCAAGGAGTTGTTTATGCGGATGGAGCGGACGACAGCGCCCATAACCAACAGGTATATTTGGGTGTGGTCGTTCAGCGAAAACCGCATGCTGCAGTGGCCGCCCACATCCAAGGTCATCCCAATTGAGGACGTCCTCATCAAGGTGAAGCCATGAAGACCGTAGACCAGCTCGTAGCGCACAACGCGCTACGACGACAGGCCATAGAAGCCATCGTCACACTTAGCAACGTGCCGGTGGGGCAACCCTCCCGCGGCGTTGAGCTGGCGGTGCAGAACAATGACGCCGCCCATGCGGTCGACGTCACCCGCGAGATCATCGAGGTGTCGTTCAACGCGCAGCGATAGGTAACCGTGATGGTTACAGGGAGATAAGTCATGAGCAGCAAGAAGATGATATTCAACGTTGTGCTGTGGTTCGCGTCGTCGACCATGGTCGAGAAGGCGCCAGTGCACAAGAAGCGCTGGGACAACGGTAAGTTCACGTTCGATCTGGAAGCGAGCGTCGGACAGGTATGCGGTCTGGGGTTCGCGGTCGAGGCGAAAAACGCACTGCTGTCGTGCGGTCATCCGTTCCGGGGTGTGCGCGTCGACCTGTACCTGGGGCCAGTCAACGTGGGCATAACGCTCTCGTCGTCGTACAAGGCGCACGAAGAGTTCCACGACGAGCAGGAAGATAAAGAGGACGAGTTTCCTCTCACCGAAGAGCAGCTGGCCGAGTACGACATACAGGGACTCGATGAGCTGCAGAAAATCGCGGACAGCATGGGTGTGCCGATCGAGCAGTTGGCGGACCAGCTGCCCGAACCCCTGCGCACCGAGATCCTCAAGCGCATCGACGCGAAGCGTATTGCGGAGACACCTGCCGCTACCGAGGTACTGAGCGACCTCGAGCGGGTACGTAAGGGAGAGTAACCCATGAAGTTATTTCTCGCGATCATCTGGAGCGTCGTGTCAGTAGGCACGACGCTCACCATCGGCACGATACTCATGGCCTATGACCAGTACCTCGTGCTGATAATCTTCCTGATCCTCATGTACGTGGTGATTGATCAGGGCCTCAAACGCATTGATGGGATCTGACCATGCAGAACGAAGACGACATGACGCTGGGTGACTGGACAGGAGTATTGCTCCTGCTGGTGTGCGCTGGGGCCATCGCGCCCTACGCATGGAGGGGACTATGGTTGCTCATCCGCATCGGATGGGCCTGGTACTGCTTCGGACGATAGCAAAAGGGCGGGCCTCCGGGCTCGCCCTTTCTAAGTGTGTAACCGCGATGGTTACATGACCATAGGAGAAGACAATGTCTAAGAAAGTAAGGCTCAACGAAGACCTGCGCGAAAAGCTGCGGTACTTGATGGCCGAGTGCATCAAGGACGCACCGGAGCGCGAGAAGGCGTGGCGTGCCGCCCATACAACCATGTGGGCCGCCGTCAAGAAGTGCGCCAAGGCCAAGTACCCTGAGAGGGACATGAAGGTCCTGCGAAAGTACAACCTCACGACACAGGTGTACGAGATCAGCCTGCTCCTGCAGCCCGGCAAAGGCGACAATAACTATCCGCGGGCGACCCAGGTCCAGAGCTACGTCAATGCGTACGAGCGCAACGACATGATTAAGGACAAGAAGAAGCTCGACACCATCAAGCTGCCCAAGCACGTGTGGCAGTTCCCGGTGGATGAGACCACCACGAAGGCGGTCAACGACTTCATGTCGCTAGACGCTGCACGTAGCAAGAACCTTGAGCAACTGCGCACCGACGTGCGGCTGCTCATCAAGAACGCCAAGACCCTCGACGAAGTCGAGGCAGTATGGCCTGCCGCTAAGCGGGTGCGCCCCGACGCCACGCCGTCCAACCTTCCCACGATGCCGCTCGACGCAGTGCTCAAGCGCATCAAGGAAGCTGTTGCCAACAAGAACCTGTAAGCGCAGCGTACCTGAACGTAACCATCCCGGTTACTGATACTAGAGAGGTTAGGTCAATGACAAATCAGTCCAACATCGAAGCACGCCGGCAGCAAGTCTTCGAAGAAGCGGAGACAGTCGGTGAGACCGAGGGCCGTGGCGCCGTCGCTCGTGCGGCGTTCGCTATCAAGCTGGTCGAGTGGTCGAGCGAAGGCGTCGTTGATGTCAGCGATGCCGAGTCCCTGTACGATAAGTACATGGGCCAGTCGTCCAGCATCCAGCAGACCTTCGGCGGCGCCAAGAAGATCAAGAACGAGAACAACGGGCGTAAGCAGAACGTGTCGAAGTTCCGCCAGTTCCTCAAGATGGGCGGCAACAAGAAGTTCGATCCCGTGCTGGTGATCTCGGACGCGGCGCGTCTCGTCAAGGAAGAGCGCGCCAAGGGCTCGATCCAGTACCCGCCGTTCGATGCCCTGCTGAACATCGCCCGTAAGCAGAACCACGACGACTACTGCGAGGACCCGCTCCCCGCCGAGGTCATGCTGTCGTGCAACCAGCCCAAGGAGCGCAGCGATCGTGTCGAGGCTGATGCACTCGACGCCGAGAAGCGGCGCCTCGAGAAGCTCAACGATCTCTACCAATCGACCGAGCTCGAAGAAGCGATCGAGAGCCTGGCTGCCCGCATCGTTGATCTGGGCGGTACCACCAAGCAGCAGCGTGACGCACAGCGCGCTGCAGACAAAGCCGCCAAGAAGAACGGCGGCGCCACAGCAACCGTCTAGGTCGTTAGCTTCTCCGACTTAGATGGGTTCGGTCACTGGGCGATCAGCCCGCTAACGGTGTGATGGACGCCGGATGCGGTTAGCCCAGTGACCGAATACTTCCTACTATAACCATGGCGGTTACCATGAGATACGCAATTAACGGGCTCGTTATGACTGTCGCCGCGCTTGGACTTCTGAGTGTGGTGGAGTTCGACGTAAGGCTAGTCGTCGCTGCTGTGCTCGCGTCCCTAGGTTTGGGTGCAGTCGTTGACATGATGTGGGGGGACTAATGCGTAGCACCGGCACGATCGTGTACGTGCTCAAGGTACGGGACTTCGAAGACAACCCAGCGTACATCGCGCCGTCTCCTGTAACTCGAGCACGTTACTGGCAGGTCGCCGACAAAATGTTCATCCACAAAGGCGACAGCATAGACGACAACGCAGGTATCCGATTGTTGATCGGGTACCTCATACCGTTGGAGGACGATGATGGCTAAAAGACTAATCGTCTTCATGCATGCTTCCGTGAACCTAAAAGGTATGTGGATTACTGGCCGTCTGAACGACGGCACGTGGGGTTATTCACCGCACTGGCAGTGCTCGATGAAGACCGTGCTGCCTAACGCGCCTGCTCATGAAGTTAGGTTGAACAAAGGCTACCCCGGAAAGATGCGCAAAGTAGGATACCTCATACCGTTGGAGGATGATGATGAGTGAACGACTTATCGTGTGCTGCCTTAAGCGGCTAACCGTAGAGGGGACGCTATGGGCAGACGAAGACATTGCCGTGCGGCCCGTTAGCGAGTGGCGTGTGTGTATGAAGTATCTTTCACCTGCCAACCATGAATTCGGCGCGTATATGCCGATAGGATACCTCATACCGTTGGAGGCCGATGATGAGTGAACGCAAAGTCGTCTGCGCGATGAGAGCACACGACTTCGACAGTGATGGGTACTTCCGAAAAGAGTACAGCATGACTGGCCTTACAACCAACCCACACCTTGCAGACCTATTCACCATGGACGAGTTCTACATCGAGCATCGTCCAGTCGGGTCTACATTTTACCCGTTGGGTTACCTCATCCCGTTGGAGGACGACGATGAATAAAAGAGTCGTCATGGCGTCGGTATCTACAAGCCTCGAAAAGAAATACATCGCAGGTAGGTTCCCGCTTCGATACACGAAGGACTGGAAGCTTGCTCACAAGTTCACCGTCAAGGAAACCAGCGTAGAAGACTATCACTACGACGAAGCGATCGGATACCTTATCCCGTTGGAGGACGAGTAACCATGACGGTTACACGAACGTACTCGCTACGCACTTACCGCATCATTCGTGTTTACAAAGAAGGTAAACCAAGACAAGTGATGCGCGACGGGCTCACCCTTCGAGAGGCCCGCGAATGGATCAAATCAATCGGCTCGTACAGCAGGACAGCCAACAACGGTGCTGCCCAGGTAGCGACGCGCCGGTTCGGTGATTGGATCGACTACTATGAACCGGAGGTAAACAAAGATGGCAAACGCATACCGTTTTCATCTCGACCGTAAGAGACCACCGTGAGGTGGGGCGGGGCTACGCTGTACGTCGTAAAGTTAAAAGACGTAAGCGCGAATAAGCCGTACTACTGGCGGCGGTTCGATGGGCCTATCAGCAACAGGAACCTAGCGTCGAAGTTAAACAGGCTAGAAGTTGAGTATTACTTCGGCTTCGGCGCGTTGCATAAATCATCCCGCAGGGAACACATGGTGTTCGAACGTGCGGGGTACCTAATCCCATTGGAGGATGAACATGAGCACTAACAACCGGAACCTACCGATTGTTCGTGAGATCGCCCGCGAGTTCGGCCTGCGTATATCCAAGGTCGTTGAGCGAGGTAAGCACGTGCAGGTCTACCTGCACGACAATCACGATAAGCGCGTCAGGCTAACCGTCCGGCACAGCCAGTCGCGCCCCGACTTCCTACGAGACTGGCTACGCCAAGACATAAGGCGGGCCATGCGTTCGTAACCGTGATGGTTACATCAACTAGAGAGGTTAGACCAATGAGCGATCTGTTCACAGACGCCGAGAAGTTCATGTCGGCTATCAACGCCATGAAGATGGCAGGCGTTGGCTCGATGCTGTGGTACGTGCGGGGGTCGGGTGATAGCCCCGACGACGAAGAGTACTTCTGGTACAAGGACCCGACCGAGGCCAAGAAGTGCATCAACAGCTGGGACAACGAGGACGAACACAAGGCGCTTGAAGCGGCTGTGTTCGAACGCATGGGCGGCAGCATGCCTGCCACCGAGGTACTCAGCAAGATCTGCTGGGACGCCCTCGATACCATCAACCAAGGTTGGTACAACAACGAGGGTGGCTACGGATACGTGTGGATCACGCCGGGTGATGACACCAACCCCCCTCAAGTGGGCTCGATCCTGTTCGAGTATCCTGAACCCGAAGCTGTCGAGACGGGCCGTGCGTCCCTGTGGGGCTCGCCTCTCGACGGCTCCGAAAACTCCGAAGGCTAAGTGTGATGGACGCCCTGTACCACGCCCGCTCCACGGCTAAGAAGTGGGGCGGGACCGCAGAAGAGTACCTACGGTTCCACGATTGGTTCGACGAGAGTGCGATGCACCTCAACGACAAGAGACACCGTATGCTCAGGCATCACAGCCTGGGTATCCAGCAGCTCATCGAACGGTTCGGTGCGTACTATACCAACTCAGTTGGTAAGTCCGTGCCGATGAAGCAGATCGGTGAGCAGCACGTAGTCGAAGACATTGGGTTTATTCCATCGTTCAGCGACTGGGTGCGCGAGATCCCAGTATCCAAGTGGATGCGTGGTAAGCCGGGGCGGTTTACTCCCAAGGAGATAACCGTACCGGTTACACCTAAGAAGTGGTGGTTCACTATGTGGTGGTATGACTCACACCAGCAAGCGATGATCTACTCACCTGCGCACCATAACCAAAGGCATTACCCGTTGAAGCTGTTCACAACGGGGTACACAAACATCAGCGACGCCACTAAGGACTGGTCAAACGAGTGGGGTCACTTTGCATACGCGCTAAGCTGGGCCGAGGGCGGATACCAGTTTCGTATCGACCACGCCGAGCACAGGCCAACCGTGTACGTCGAGACTGAGTTCAAACAGATACCGATCAATGGCGAAGCGTAAGCATCCTACCGTGCGTAGGTATATAAAATCTTTGGACGGTGTTTACTACCCTGACACAGCAGTAAAGATCGACCATATACCATCATCAGCACAGACCGCTGCTTACATGACTCGCCTCAACCGAGGCTACGTCGATGCGAACCGCGGTTATCCTGTGCTCTACATATTCAAACCAGCGGGCGACGATACCAGGTGGCCCGCTCGGTTCCGTAGATTTGATCTTGGTGAGGGATAACCCTCACCCGGAATTGTTGTGGTGTCCGTGCAGCCACAACAAAGTAACCAGCACGGTTATCACTAGAGAAGAGGTTAGTACCATGAAGATCAAGGACCTTCCGAACGCCCTGCCGCTGTTCTTCGATGCCGGTGTCGCCGTCGAGGTGGGCTCGCCCCCCGGCTGCGGTAAGTCGGAGTCGATCGACCAGATCGTCAAGAAGCTCAGCGAGCGCGACGGCTTCGAGTGGGGTATCTCCAAGGTGTTCATCGCGACGTTGTCGCCGGTGGATATCAACGGCTACCTCGTCCCGGGTGTTTACCAACACCAGAAGGAAGACGGCACCGTCGAGAACGTGCGGACCTCCGAGTTCACCATGCCGCCGTGGATGCTCAGCGTCACCGGCCGCCCGATGAACCACTACAAGCGCGGCATCGTCGTGTTCGAAGAGTGGGACAAGGGCGACCCGGACACCAAGAAGGCGTCGGCCGAGGTGCTGCTCAACGGTCGCGCCGGTAACCACGCGGTTCACCCTGGTATCGCCCGGGTGTCCCTCGTCAATCGTGCGGAGGATCGGTCGGGTTCTACCAAGAATTTCGACTTCATCATCAACCGCCGCACGGAGCTGACGCTGTCCGCTGATCTGGGCGGGTGGATGGACTGGGCCCTGCAGAACGGCGTCGACCCGCTGTTCGTGGGCTTCGCTGACAAGTTCCCGGAGATCGTGTTCAACAACAAGATCCCCGAGAAGCAGGAGCCGTTCTGCACGCCGCGCTCCCTCGTGCTGCTGTCCAAGGTGTTCAACCAGCATCGTGACGCCAAGGGCAACATCAAGGCTGACACGCTGGCGTCCGAGATTGCCGCAGGCATGATCGGGCACGGCGCAGCGGCTCAGCTGCTCAGCTGGTTCAAGCTGCGCAACGAGACGCCCTCGCTCGAGCAGATCCTCAAGGACCCGGATGGTACCCCGGTCCCGGAGAAGCCCGACGCGAAGATGATGGTCTGCTACGAGCTGGCTCACAAGGTCGAGAAGTCGACCGCGAGCAAGATCGTCGCGTACATCAAGCGGTTCCCCGCAGAGTTCGCGGTGACCTTCGCCAAGGCTGCGTGCCGTCGTGACTTCACGCTGGTGAACGAAGCGTCGTTCGCATCCTGGGTCGCCAAGAACGCGTCGCTGCTCAATGCTATCGGCGGCGCCCGGTAACCGCGACGGTAACGAAGCGGCGGGCACTGAGTTAGTGCTCGCCGTCTTTCGTCGCATGTCGTCAAACCCCAACGTGTATGCGTGGTCGTTCACTTCAGGAGTTAATGATCCACATCCTGAACGGATATACCGCAACGCGGTACGAACGTCTCGCATGTACTCGCCAAGCAACATAGTAATAGTCGTTCAACAGCAGCGCGCAAAGAACACCGTGCTGACGATGTACGACTTAGGAGGCGACGATGGCTAACCGCTACCGAGACATGTGGCGGGTGCAGGAGTACCGAAGTGATGGTCGCAAGGTCTTCACTAAGTACAACGCCGCGGTGCCCGCCTCGAGTAAACTCTATGCTACTCGGAACGCAGCTAGATCAGCCGTAAGAAACGCAGCTTGGCAGACTGGCTGGGTTAAGCCTGACGACTCAGTCTTTATCGTGCGGGCACGCGGGATTAAACTTCCGCAGCGCCTCATTCGGTTTGATATCAATGAGGAGGACGATTACTCTCATGGCTGAACATATTTGGTGCGTCGACCAGTACAGACGCACTTTAAGTAGGAAGCGCTTGTCGTTCAAGTACAACGCGTCGGTGCATAAGACGATGACCGTGCACGAAGCGCTTCACTACTGGCGTAAATACAAATCTGTTCAGGGCACGACGTACTTATTCTTAATGCGTCGTACTGACTGGGATGCGCCTAACATCGTTAGGCAGATACCGCTGTAACCGCGGCGGTAATAAAAAACGTCAT